TACTTATGTTGATGATGCTGCTGATGGTATTGTTGCTGCCGCATTAAGTGACAATACTGATAACAAGACCTACAATATAACAAAGAGCCATTGCGTTACACTATTAGAAGCAGCACAAATGGCACTGAAATTAGCAGGTGGCGGTACACTATCTGTGTATACCAAGGACAGTGATTTCCCATCACGGGGAGCATTGAACATTGATGCTGCACGTAGAGACTTTGGATATGATCCTAAAGTTGATGTAGCTGAAGGATTTCAGAAATATTATGAGTGGTTAATTAATGATCCATACTTCAGCAAAAGATAAATATATGAATGTGGATTCTATCATATCTTCCTGATTATGTAACTCATATCATCTTTTTTGTCGGTGTTGTAGGAACTATCGCTGGATTTGTTCTAGGTTTTATCCCTTTTATTGCTACATACAAACTCCCTATACAGATTATTAGTATATTAGTATTAAGTTTTGGCTTATACTTAGAGGGTGGATTAGCTGACCAAGCAGTTTGGCAGCTTAAAGTCAAAGAAATGGAAGCTAAAGTTGCTAAAGCTGAGACTGAATCACAGAAAGTAAACACAGAAGTTGTCACCAAGATACTTACCAAGAAGCAAGTAATCAAAGAAAAGGGTGATGACATAGTACAATTTATTGACAGGGAAATTGTCAAATATAACAATGTCTGCGAAATCCCTGAGATAGTTATCACTACCCATAACGCAGCAGCAAAGAATGATACTACATTGTTAAAGAAACAGATAGAAGTTCCTACTGATTTACACAATCAATTGGCTACCCCACCAATGATATTGGCACCTAGAAAATGAAAAAACTACTACTATTATCGGTAATCTTTTTATCAGCCTGTAGTACAGTAGTTCCTGTACAGCAGAAGTTCCCTGAATTGCCGGAACAACTGACACAAAACTGCAAACCTTTACAAACCATTGAGGGTAAAACTACAACATTAAGCAATTTAATGGAAGTTGTAGCAAAAAACTACGCTACAAGACATGAATGTGCGGCTCAATTAGAAGCAATACTAGAGTGGTATACAGAGCAGAAGAAGATTTTTGAGCAGGTCAATTCTGATTAAAGTGATAAATACACTATAGTTTAGGATATAGAGATGACTCAAGAAATAATCAATATAGGCGCACAACCCAATGATGGGGAAGGTGATCCGTTACGTACAGCCTTTGCAAAGATTAATAATAACTTCACACAGTTATATAGTACTGGGTTTTTTACTTCAAGCGCATATTCAGTAGGTGATGGTCCTGACCAAGTTATATTTGAAGCGCCAGTAGAAACATTTACTCAGGGTATATTTCAGATTAATTCTAACGACACAGAATCTACTGATACTGAAAACATCACATTAAATGTTTCTGTAATCAATGATGGCAGTGGATTGAAATGGAACGGACATAATACCTTATTCAATGGCAATGTTCTTACTGGATATGACATGGATATATTTGATTCTAATGTTCGTATTCTAGTTAACCCTATAATAGACACTACAATATATCATTTCATATCAGCACAGATTACATGGACAGGAGTTCCTGTGCCAGGCTTAAATCTTTTAGTTGATGGTAGTGCCAATACTGCTATTGACACAGAAACTGATTTCAATATACAAACGGAAACAACCGTTACGGTATGAGAGCAAAAGAATTCATAAGTGAGGGGAGAACAGGAACGATTACCCGTGATGTTGGATTAGCATTGCCGGGTGCGTTTAAGATTCCTGCTCTTAAAAATCAAGACCCTTACTTACAGTATCGGTTTGGTGTAGCAATTGCTGGAGCAAAAGGTGCTGCTCAACGTAAACAAGATGGTGTACCGGAGTTCGATGGTGCTGAGTCAGTCTTTGGGGAAAACGAAATTGTAGTTAGTTATGACCCTCACGTAAAAGATTACATACATGATGCGTTACGATCTATGGGTATGCCAGCTAGTGATGCTGTACAGATTGGTACAATGGCTAGTGAAGAAGCACCTGATGTAGATAAAGTTAGCCCAGTTAAAGGCTTTAAAGGATATCCAAAATGAGAGCAAGTGAGTTTTTAACTGAGGGTGAAGGTAAAATGCATGATCACCATGCTCAAGCTACCCAAGGTGTTTACAAATCTCGTGATCTAGGTGGATATGATCGCATATATCATTTGAATCGTTTAATGATGGCTATGAGTATGGCTGACGGTAAAAGTCAAGACGCAGTTGATATGGATAACGCAAGTTTTGCTGAAAAATACAATACTGTTCATCCATACACTGAAGAAGAATATAATATGTTTATTTCAGCAACTAAAACGATACCCACAGATAAAAAGAATGTTGTTCCATATTCAAAGAGTAAAGAACCTAAGGATACAAATACAACAAGTTTAGTTAAACCCTTTAAAGGTTACAAAAGAAAATAAATCAACCGAGTAAATCATGTGTAAATAATAGCATGATTGATATAAACAACACCCTAGATTTAATTAAGCTAAAGTTTTACAACGAATGGCTTTACACAGCACATATATATGACGAGGGCACAAGCCCGATGCATGAAACATTGACTAAACAAGTCATTGACCAATATGTACTACCACTTAACATCCCTAAAAACGGTAAAGTTTTAGACTTGGGATGTGGTCCTGGTTACTTTCTAAATTACATGAGAGAGCAAGGTTATACCGATTTGACTGGAGTATCACTTAGCCCTGAAGATGTAAAAATGTGTGAAGCAAATGGACATGCCATTAAAAAGTATGACATGAGTTTTCTCCCACAACAAGATGGATACTATGATGAAAGTGTAGATTTCATTTTCTTGCGTCATAGTTTAGAACATAGCCCATATCCTATCTTTACATTGATGGAATATAATCGTGTATTGAAGCAGGGTAGCAAGATGTATATTGAAGTTCCTGCTCCCGATTGCGAACGTAAACACGAATGGAATCTAAATCACTACAGTATTTTAGGAACCGAACAATTAGCAGCATTACTAGTCCGTACTGGATTTAACATTGATAAGTTTGAGACATTAGAGTTTGATGTAGAGTTTGCTCAGCCAAACCCAGAGAATTTAGAAAATGCTAAAGAAAAGTTTTATTGTATTGTGGTCACTAAGCAACGCCCATTAGATATCAAGTAAAACAATAAATACTCACTACATGTGAGTATTTTTTTATGTTCGACCCATTCAAGCAAGCTAAAATTCAAAACGGTTATGCTAAACTTAGGGATACAAAACTCCCTGAGCGTGATATGACATTGGATGAATTAAAGAAGTTAAGTGGGTCTGGACAAGTAACTGGTGAATATTCATATACTCCACTACATGAATTAGCACAAAAGAAACAACAATATATGCGTGAGAATAACATCAAGCCAGGTGATCAAGCATGGTTTAAGTTGATGTTCGCTAAAACACATCTTACAGGTGAAGATCCGTTTTCTAAGAGTTAGCATATTTCGTAATAAATACATTTATGGCAACAAACAATTCGGCGCCGTCTCTTGTAAAGAATCCCTATACAAAGACAAAATTTAAAAATGATAAAGAATTACAGGACTTTATAAAGTGCTGTGACCCAGACACGGGTTATCTATACTTCATGGATAACTTCTTTATGATACAACATCCCACAAAAGGTAGTATGGTGTATCATCCCTATGGTTATCAAAAACGATTAATAGAAACATATCATAACTATCGCTATAGTATTAGCTTGATGCCACGACAGTCAGGTAAATCAACAAGCGCAGCCGGTTACCTACTCTGGTACGCCATGTTCAAACCAGATAGTACTATTCTTATCGCAGCACATAAGTACACGGGCGCACAAGAAATTATGCAACGTGTTCGTTACGCATACGAAAACTGCCCAGACTACATCAAAGCAGGGGTAACAACATATAACAAAGGTTCACTAGATTTTGAGAACGGTAGTCGTATTGTAAGTGCAACTACCACTGAAAATACAGGTCGTGGTATGTCTATCTCACTACTATACTTGGACGAGTTCGCATTCGTTAGACCAAGTATCGCTAAAGAATTCTGGACTGCTATTACTCCAACGTTAAGTACTGGTGGTAAAGCGATTATCACAAGCACACCGAATAGTGACGAGGATCAGTTTGCTTTCATTTGGAAGGGTGCTAACAAAACTGAAGATGAGTTTGGTAACACTACCGAGTTAGGTATCAACGGCTTTAGAGCATATAGAGCATACTGGGATGAACAACCAGGACGAGATCAGAAGTGGGCTGATGAAATGAAAGCACAGCTTGGTGAGGATCGTTTCAACCGAGAGATTGGTTGTGAATTTATTATCGCTGATGAAACACTTATTAATCCAAATACGTTATTGATGTTAGAAGGAATAGAACCGGTTAGTCGTATGGGACAAGTTCGTTGGTATCAGAAGCCAATGAAGGGCAGTATCTATACAGTATCATTAGACCCAAGTCTTGGTACAGGTAGTGATCCAGCAGCAATACAAATCTTTGAAGCAAATACTGTTACACAAGTTGGTGAATGGAAACACAACAAAACTGATATCCCAACACAGATTAAACTTATCGCACAGATAAACAAATACATA